GGAGAAAGGGCCAGCATGGAATAAATTAGAACTATTTGCTCGTGAGGAATTAGATAAGTATGAGAAGAAAATATTTTTTGATCTTGATATGGTCATTCAAGGTGACATCAAACCTATACTTGATTTTGAAACTAATTTCGCACTGACACCTGCAAGATGGAAGTCAGAAGAGTGGGCGAATAAAAAAACTAAACGAAATGTTGAAAGAAATAAGTTGCCTAAATTTACATTCACTTCAACCTGCTTTGTTTGGAAGAATGTCAAGTTCATTTATGAACAGTACATACCAAATTGGCAAAAATATGCTAGGATCTATAATGGAATAGATGTCTACCTACATCAAAATCATTTATCTGAATTTGAATTACTACCAAAGATTTTTTATTCTTATAGAGAAGGATCAGAACCAGAACACTATCGCGAGTCTTCTAAAGACGCTGCTGAAATTAAGAAACCTTACTTTAAATACATGCCAGAGTATTCTGTATGCAACTTCCATCAAAAACCTGACATCCACGAACTAGATCATGAACACATCCTATACAAGATATGGAATGACTCCCTATGATACCTATAAAATATATCTCGCGATGAAAAGTCACTTCACCAGAGAAAAGTATGATTACTTTCAGTATGGTGGTAAGACAAATGCTAGTCTGGATTCATTTTATAAGAGAAAGGATAGATATTTCTTTGAGAAAACATCGAGGAAGTATCCTGATGAAGAGGTCAAACAATTCTTCGTTGCTAATTTTGTAGAGTCAAGTGATCCTCAAAGTCTTTGGATAGGTACGATCGCAAGGACAGGTGACACAACCTATTCAACATGGCAGAAGAGACAGCAGAGTTTATACTACAAATTCACTCAAGAGATAGATGAATTATGTAAGGTTCCTTTTACAGAGTGGTTCATAGGTAAGGGGCACCCACACATACTCAAGTGTCATTTAAGAGATGAGTTGAGTATTGAGAACATGATAATTTTAGATAAGGTTTTTGGATATAAGAAAAATTTTGATAAGATCTTGACTGACCCTGTATGGGAGAAAATCAGTATGAAAATGCATAAGTATTCACCCTTTCTAAATATTGATATATTTAAATACAAAACTTATCTAAAGGAACAACTGTATGAGTAAATTCTTCAGATCACAGATCATTCAAGAAGAAATGCAGGATATATTTGAGACACAGAAAGACCTTTATGCAGTCATCATGAGATTTCCTATGATGACTGTCGAAGAGCAGAGAGATCATATGAAAAAACTTATATCACTTATTGATAAGCAAGAAGTTATGTGGACAAGGTTATCACTATCAGATGACCCTGAAGCAAAAGAAATGAAAGATAAAATTCAGATGACTTCTGCTGCAATGGGATTCAAAAACGTTAATATGAACACAATATTTAATAATATGAGACAGACATTAGAGAATTTGTCTGACAAATTACATACATAATACTAATATTACACATTATTTTATGTTATCTACCGCATATCGTCTACGGTTAGTGGACATCTGCAAATCTATTGCAGCAGGAACAGAAGTTAGTATAGACGACATGATATGGGCACAGAAATTGGCGAAGGCAAATACATCAGCAAGAGGTATGTTACAGTCAGCAAGACGATTAGCGTCAAGTGATGACGATTCTTTTCTTAAACACTTGAATTTAGGAGACCCCGATTCAAGGAGACATAGAAGGGGTTTCACAGATGCAAGTGATATAGTGGACTGGTTTAGACCTGATAGATCAGACGACTGGAGGCAAAGGGATTGAAAAAAATAATAGAGAATATTAGAGAGTGGATTCGCCTTGAAAAAGAGTGGTGGATATCAGAGGTCTTTATGTTTTTGCAAGCACCTCCAGAACCAGAACCAGAAGAGGATGAGGAAGAAGAAGACTAATGTGGGAATTTTTTAAGTGGGCATGGGATTTACCGTGGAGTGAAGGTATTCCTTTACTCGGTTGTCTATTTGTATTCTGGTACGGAAAGAAATGGATAGACAAAAAATTTGGTACAGATTCTTTTAGTAAGAGGCAAAAAAGAGAACTCAAACAGATTGTCAAAGAAGCAATACAAGAGACAAAATTATGAGTTGACATTACCTAAATAGTATGTTACATTACACTTGTGTATGATTTATGCAAGGTGTTAATCCACCAATCTACTCAATCCGACGAATCCAATTAATCAAACTAATGTCATTCGCAAATCTAAAGAAACAGTCAAGACTAGGCAGTCTCACTTCTAAACTTACAAGTGAGATCGAAAAGATGAACAAAGGCACAACTAATGGTGCTGATGAGCGTCTTTGGAAACTAGAAGTTGACAAAGCAGGTAACGGTTATGCTGTAATCCGTTTTCTTCCTGCACCCGACGGGGAAGAACTTCCATGGGCAAAGGTATGGTCACATGCTTTTCAAGGTCCCGGAGGTTGGTACATTGAGAACAGTCTCACCACACTAGGTCAGAAAGATCCAGTGTCGGAGTACAACAGACTACTATGGAATAGTGGTAGTGATGAAGATAAAGATCAAGCAAGAAAGCAGAAGAGAAAACTCTCATATATTTCTAACATATATGTTGTAAAGGATCCTGCTAACCCACAGAACGAAGGTAAAGTATTCTTATACAAGTTCGGTAAAAAGATCTTTGATAAGATAACTGCAGCAATGCAACCGGAGTTTGAAGATGAGGAAGCAATTGATCCATTTGATTTCTGGCAAGGTGCTAACTTCAAGTTGAAGGCAAAAAACGTTGCCGGATATAGAAACTACGATTCAAGTGAGTTCACAAAAACCGAGGCATTATTGGATGACGATGATGCATTAGAAACTCTATGGAAAGGACAATTTTCATTGGAAGAGTTCACTAAGGCAGATCAATTCAAGTCCTATCAGGATTTGGAGAAGAGAATGAATGCTGTATTGAATCCTACGAGCACAAGAAAGTCACTCGACCCTGAAACTTTTGATGAGCAAGAGGAAGTTACCCTCAAGTCTCATGATCAGATTAAGGAAGAGGTAAGTGTTGTCAAAGAACCAGTCGCTGTGGCAGCAGATGATAACGATGATGCACTCTCATACTTTCAGAGACTAGCAGAAGAGTAAAACCAAAATCGACTTTTTGTTTCAAAAATACCGGAAAAATAATTCCGGTATTTTTTTTGCCTTAAGGTTTTTTATCTAGGTGACAGTAGTCTCAAATTGTCGCCTTTTTTAGTGCGATTATCAATATATTGTGAACTATTGGTATATGTCATAATATCTCTCATATCAGAAAACACGATATCTAGATAATTTGGTCTTAGAGTGTATATTTTTCTTTTTTCATCATTTTTGGCAATTTCGTATTGATAGTAAGATACAGAAGTTACAATTTCAGATCCAGATAACTCTCTTGGGTCACCATTGATATCACTGTAACGAAACTTGAATGATGCATCCACATGCAATCCCTTTTCTAAAAGTAACATACTGGGATGAGTTCTTACTTCCTTTGTCTCATAATGATGAATTTCTGATAGTTGTTCTGCAGAGTATTTGTTATCAAGGTACCTTTCAAGATCGTATTGCGACATTGGCCACTCGTCTCTTACATTTATAATATTATTAGATATAAGAACAATCCAATCCAAGTCTGAGTTTCCATATAATTTCTGAGCGACATTATCAGGTCGATCATCACCTATTATGCTATAGTAACCAAATACGGTTGCAGTAGAAAAGAAATCATCACGTATTTTTGCTCGTTTGAACAAATTCTTAGATCTGGAAAAATCAGTAGCAGAATTTCTACCATCTGAGAATGATGGTAATAAAACATCGGGAAACTCGTCGAAATATGCCATTAGAATCCTGTATCCTCCTTTGAAAGATAATCAAACTCAAGACTTGTGTTTCCATCAACATCCACAGGTGTTTCAAAAATAAAATCATCACTTTCAGAACGATAATCATCTTGGAATATGGGTGTTAATTCTGTAAAACTCATACTCATCACAGTTCTAACTGGCGATGATCCTGCTTTTGTGTCTTCGTATGATTGATATACACCATCAGGAGCATAATTTATTTCACAAGTAGTCAAAGCACATATTTTATGTCTTGGCAAACCTTTGATTGTGGTATTTTCTTGAGTGCGATATCTGAGTCTGAATACATTTGGAGATCCTAGGAAGAATAAATTATCTTGATTTCTATTCGGTGACATTCCCTTTTTGAAGAATTTTTGAATTTTTCTCATCATTGAAGCATCCAATTCATCATTAGGTGCAAATTGAAACTGAAATGTGAAATTTCTGAGTTTAGGACCCCCGAACAATAATTCTAAATTAGGGTTGATCGCAGCACCTGTGCCTCTTGTAAGAGCAGCACCCCCATCTACGTTTATTCCTGCTCTTCCGAGTGCAAACTGTGCTAAAAATGAGGATAATGCTAGACTTGCAGGGGCACCTGTTCCAAGTTCTCCATTGTTTATTTCAGTTATAAGTTGATCAAGATCTTTTTTCAATTCTCTCCCACCTGCTAATAAATTACCTTCTCCTATTGCAGTTTGTGCTGCACCAAAAGCGGAAAAGAATGCTGCTGCTTGAACAGGATTCAATTTATTACCACCCCATGTAACACCATTACTGTAATTAAGATTATTAGGAATTGGCATTTTTACCACACCAAGATATTGCTTTCCCGGTTTAAATATATTAGGGTTATCTCTGAGAACACTGTTTCTTCTAGCACCCGTGAGAAATGACACACTTTGACCATTCTTTTTCAAAAACATTGATTGAGGTGCTTGATATGCAAACTGCTCGATCACAATATGATCTTGACCTGCTTTACCGAATTCACCATACACTGCATCATGAGGATATTTTAAATTAACGATTTCACCTTCTCCTTGTCCAAATGCTGTTGCAAATTGTCTTGGTGCTTCTTGAAATACATCAGTTACATTTTCTATACCGCTTATACCGTTTATATTCTTAGAAGGTTCTTTTAGTTTCTTAGAACCTGTCTCATTTGATAGTTTTTCATCAGTGGTAGTGAGTAACTCTTCTACAGAATCTAAATTATCTTTTGGATCATTTGTTGTTGCTTTTGAAAGATCTATTTTCTCTAATTGATCAACTGTTATCATTGCTTGTACTTCTGGTACAAGTCCCTTTTCATTAATCTTTGCATAAACATCTGCCAAGAAATCATTATTTTTCCTAAGTTTATCTTCGATTTCTTTATGATCTTTTCCATGATAATCTGCCCATTGGTGGACTCTCATCATTTCTATTTTTAATGCATTAATAGAATTAGGATGTGTTTTTATTGCTTCATATATTTCTTCATCATCGTATTTACTATATTTGCCGACTGGACCAACTACTAAACTCGAATTTGTATTACTAAATCCTTTTTTACCATCTATTATGCCAAAAGTAGGACTCTCAGGATCTAAATCAATAAAACCTTCATATGCCTCTGCTTTCTCTCCATTAGAAGGTTTATTTTCAGCATTAACAAAACCTAGATTGCCACCGAGTTCATTTTTTGGTAAAGTTGCGTCTATACCATTTATTCCT